CAGCGCGGCGCTTGGCGCCTCGGTTGATATCTGCCATGGTCTTATCCTTTCGTTGAGGCTCAGCCGCCGCTGTTGCGGCGCATTGCAATCTCGGCTTGTGTTTCGATGCGTTCGCGGTTCACGGCGTTGCGCTCGTCCGCGATCTCTTCTTGCAGCTCGATCCGCGCTGCTTCGGCCGCGGCCTTCTGCTCCAGCTTCTGGCGTTCGATCTCCAGCTTCTGCGCGTCGATCTGAGCGTCCGTCATGTTTTCCTGCTGCTTGTTCATCAGTTCTTGCTGACGGATCTGAACCAGCGGATCGGCCATCGGGTCGGGCTCGGGCGGTTGCATCTGTGGCAGAATGCGGTTCATCAGTTCTTGCTGCAACAGAGCGACAAGCTTGTTGAACTCGACAGGGTCTTGAGCTGCAGCCACCGCCGTGCCGATCTGCTGCTGCGCCACGTTCGGGTCGACCGCGCCCGCTGCCGCCAGCGTTTGAACCTGCTGGACAGCCTGTTGAACCTGCTCGCGCGCCTGCCGCTGGGCCTCCAAAGCAATGTGCTGTTGGATATGCGCGTAGAATACAGCCTGCGCTTGCGGGTTCTCTTGGATCAGCTTGGTCTGCATCATTGCGATGTGTACCTGCATATGCGCATCGTGATTTTGATCGGGGAAGGCCTGTGCCCCCTGACCACTGAGCATGGCACTGTTTTCCATGGCCGGGTCCACCGGCTGCGGCTGCGGCGGCGTTGGCAACACCTCTTCGATGTTCTGCACTTCCAGCGCTTCGTACATCCGACGGTAGGCTGCGTGCAGATTATGCATCTGCGGATTGGTCTGGGCCAGCTTGAGCTGCTCTTGCGCCAAGGCGACGCGCTGCGCCATGGAAAAGATGTTGGGGTCGCTGACCGGAAGAACATCAACGCGACCGTCAAAGTCTGACAGCTTGATGCCCTGCTCGGCGCCAGACACAGCGTAGGGGTAGGCTGGTTCTGTCTGCTCAGCCACAACGCGGGCAAGAATGCGGAACTCCTGCCGCTGCGCGTAATGCAGGCGCTTGTGGATAGCTGACATCACCTTCATGCCGCGTTCCAGCATGGCCACGGTTGTGCCAACTGGCATCTCTTGGCTCATGTTGCTGACTTGCTGATCAGCGATGGAAACAAAGCGGCGGCCGGCGTCGATCAAAGCACCAAGAAGATTGGCCAAGGTGGCCGACGGTTCTTTGTACGGCAGTGGCATCAAGGATTCGCGGATCGCGCCGCCCGGTGCGTCCATGTCGCGCCACTCGCCGGGTTGGATCGGCTCGTCGCTGTTGCGGACCCGTACACCACGGGCCTTGAAGCCACCGGGCAGGTTCGACAACGTGCCTGCGTCGATCAGCTGACGCAGGATGCTGGTGGCCGCCTTGCCCAGACCGCCGATTGTGTGCAGCAGGCCAAAGCCGTAGAAGCCGAGGCCCGGCAGGAACTTGTAGTGGGTGAAGTATTGGATCGGCCGGCGGAACGCGTCGTCTTCGCGGTAGTTCCGGCGGATCGCCAAGATGGTGCTGCTGTCCTTGTCGATGGTAACGATGTACGGCAGTTTGATGCCGCTGGGTTCGCCTTCTTCGTCAAGGTCTTCGAAGCCGTCGATGTCCAGCTCGGCGTGGATCTCCAGCAGAGTGCGGACCTCGTCAGCAAAGCTCGAGGGTGACGTGCCCTGAAGCTCGTTAATCTTGTCGTCAAGCTCGTCCTCTTCGACCTCGCCAGCGGAGGGCAGTTCGACGTCCCGATAGAAGTCGATAGCCTGATGTTTGCGGACTTCGTTGTCCGTCATCTTCAAAACATGCGTGATGCGTGGCGCCGTCCGAAGATCCGTGGCGCTGTAAGGAACAACCACGTCGTTGGCCTGCAGGAAGTTGGACACTGGGCGCTGCAGCAGCTGGTCAAAGTAGGTTTTCTTGAAGGTCGAACCGGACAGCGGGAGATAGAACAGCATCTGATCCATTTCTGGATCGTACTCTTCCATCTCTTCCGTGATCAGGTAGTTCATGTAGTCTTTGACGCGGGCAGCCTGCTGCTTGACCTCAGGCGTCTCTTGACCAACAATCTTGCCTTTGATTGGGCCGCCGGCGGGGAGGAGTTCTTTGTACGCCTGCGCTTGGAACTGGGTTACCGACTCCGCAATCAGCGGATGGGTGACAGCGGAGGCGCCATCGAAGGGCTCACTGCGGTCTTCCATTTTCACGCCCAGAAGATCAAGGCCCTTGGTTATTGTTTCGAGCCACTCGGACCTTGATTCGACGTCGTCTTCGTAGAGGCCTACCAGCTCACTGGCCAGCGAACCGAGTGTGCCGTCGTCCAAAAAGTCGGCGAGGTTAGCATCGAAAGGGATAAGGTCTTCGCCCATACCTTCTTGTTCAGCCGCCTCAATCAATGACCGGATGACCGCGGACCCGTCATCACCCTCGGTGATCTCAGCGCCACCGGAAAAGTCGATGGGAGATTCGACAGAAACCTCCTCAACCGCCAACGCCGGATCGACATCTTCCACACCAGCCGCTTGGTCGACCATCGGTCCCATGGATCGAGGAGGCAAAGCCATTAGTAGTACTCCCGTTTCCGAGGAATAAAGTCTTCCTCGTCTTCGTCATCATCTTGTATACCAATCAGCCCGCCTTGTCGAAACCTCATCAGGGCCAGCGTCGTCGAGTCGCAAAAATCATCATATTCCCCGTTTGGGAACGACGCGAGTTCCTCAATGACCTCGTCGGCAAACTTCTTGTCTTGTGGGGCCCATACTACACCAGATTCAAATAAAGGTGAAACCAAATGCATTCGGGTTGTTTTGTCGACGCCCCCGCCGCCGGCTCGGCGACCGGGGGAGAACCCGACAGCGGGAATGCCGCGCTTGCGCATCTCATCGATCAGCGGGCCCCCGGTGGCCTTCTTCTCGACGATCACCATGTCGGGTTCCCAATACTCGTGCTCCTCGAAGGCGACCTGCTTCAGCTCGGGGAAACTCCAACGTCCGCGCTGCGCGTCCATCAGAATGATTGCCTCGCGCCCCGTCTCTTCGTCGTCAAAGATTCCCCACGTCGTGATGGCAGAATAGTCCGCTGTTTCCTTTTTGGAAAACGCCGTGTCGTAGGCTTGCAGGATGTACTTGACTGACGGGATCTTTTCCTTTTCCCACGTCTTCCACCACTCGCGTTTGACGATTGCAGCCTCGGCGTTCGTCGGCTGCTGTTGCCACTGCGCCGCCCATTTGCCCACCGGCAGTGATGCTTTAATGGACAGCAAGGCGTCTTTTGTCCAGAACTCTGGCCAGAGGGGTTCGTCTGTGGGGAGGATGGCGGGGAAGTTAATAACCTCCCATTGATCGGACATTGGGTCAGCTTTTTGCTGAGCCAACAACCTACCTGTTAAGTCTTTGTCCCCCCAGCGAGTCATAACTAGGATTATGGAGGCTCCGGGCTGCAGTCGCTGGCGAGGCCCAGATGTGTACCACTCATAGGCGTGATCGAAGGCCGTGGCGGACAGGGCGTCCTGTTCGGAGTGAACGTCGTCGAGAATTAGAAGGTCCGCGCCGCGACCTGTGATGGCGGCCCCAACGCCTGCGGCGAAATAGAGCCCTCCTTTATCGGTGCCCCATTTGCCAGCGCCTTTGTTGTCTTCCTTCAGTTTTGTCTCTGGAAAAATCTCGTGGTATTTCGGGTCGTCAATCAGATCTCGAACCTTGCGACCGAAGTTGGTTGCAAGTTCCGTGTTGTGGGTGGCCTGAATGATCTGCAGCTTCGGGTTTCGACCCAAGAACCACGCAGGCATGAGATAGGAGGCAAATTCTGACTTAGAGTTCATCGTTGGGGTGAGGCTGCGACCCACCAGAAACACCTGATCCCCGTTGGCAACCGAGATGCATTGAACGCGACCTTTGCGACCAAGGGCCGTGGCCCGAGCATAAAGCTCCCCGCCAAACCCTGTCGGTGCTTTGCAGCGTTCTTGCTTACGCGGAATGTTTGAAACATCGTCGTGGTAGAAGCTAACCTCATACGCTCTCTTGCAAACGCAGCCTTCCAGCTCAGGCTGGTATGACCGAACGGTGTTCTTTATGCCAAGGGACCAAAGAAGTTGGCGAAAACCCTCGACTGTCCGCTCGTCGCTCTGGGCAAAAAAGCACTGGCCCTTGGCCGAGACAGTGCCGTCCGTGTCCATCAGCCCGCGCAAAAGATCCATGCGCTGCTCTATGGAGGCGTTCAGGTAGGTGTCAGGGATGTGCTTATTGCCCAAAACACCAAGGGTGTCACGTAGAACCACTTTGAGGCCAAGCACACCAAACGTCAGCGGTGTGCTTTGGTCCGTGGTCGTGTAACCCCTGCGCTCAAACTCCACCCGCAGGATCGACCGATCCTCGTCGGGGCTGGTGATAATCGCTTGTTTGCTGTGGCCGTCACCCAGCCACACCCCGAGAACATAGGGGTCGACCGGGAGATCAGCCTCAGGCAAGTCAACACATGGGCGTTTCACCAACTTGGTAGCGCGGTCCTTGCGAAGCTTGCAGTTGGCAATGTCCTTGGTCGAAACGACTGCCGTCTCTTGGTACGTGAACCGTTGTCCGTTGCGCGAGGTCCGCACCGACTTTACAGCGGCCCAACGATGCTCTGCGTCGGTGACAAAGGTCTCCCCTTCATCCGTGACCACCTCGTACAGATCCTCTTCATACACATCCGACTTGCCCGTCACCAATTGCGGTAAGCCGTCCGATCCATAAACTCGATCCCCCACCTCAACCGTCTTAATCGTCTTCCACCCGTCGGTCGTCAAAACCGGGGTGTCCAGATCAAGCTTGTGGCGCGGCGGCATGTTCACGATCAATCGTTTAAGCTCACCGTTGGCCACGCGTTCCAGCTTCTCAGCGATAATCCTGTGGTGGTGGCCTTCGATAAACCCGTCATAAACGTGATGCACAAAAGGCATAAAGTGCTCGGACGCCTGTTCCTGCAGTTCGAGCTTTGCCTTCGCCTCCGTCAGCTCAAGAATCTCCTTGAGCGCATCTTCTGGCAGGTGTTTGAGCGCGTCGAGGTCCATCAGACAGCCTTCTTGAAGTTGCCGCCAACGTGGTTGTACCCAAGCTTCTGCAGCAGAGCGGCGGTTTTTTCTGGCATGACGTCCGTCGAGATACCCATGGCCACCTCTTTCGCGCCGTTGGCCAAGGCCCAAGATTCAAAGTTCTTGAGCAGCTTCACCGCGGACCGTGAACCACGGTACTCGGGCAGAATAAACCACCCTTGGTCCGAGGCGATTAGGTCGGGGCCAAAGAAAAACTCGTTGATGTAACCCACCAGAGCGCCGACCAGCTGTCCGTCTTCCTCGACAACGTGGCAGAAAGCGATGTGGGGGTGGGTCACGGCCATTGAAAGGTTGGCAGCCATCTTGTCGTGGCTGAACCGAAAGCGCGAGAAAGCGCTCTCCTCAACGAATTTTCTGGCGAGTTCGACCGTTTCCGGGATATCAGCGTATTCCAAGGAGCGGATTTTGGGCAAGGAGGCTCTCCAATCCAAGACGACCTATAGCTTGTGCTCCGGGTGTAGCAGATGCACGACCGGGAGACAACCTCATCGACAGAGAGCGGGCTCGCGGCGCGGGGTTTGTCTCGGGCTCCATGCCTTGAACCATGTCGGCGGCGTACATCAGAGCGCCCATGCTGGGGCCGCCTTTGTCGTCTTCTGCATCGGGCATGTTTTGCAGATACTCGGCAGCCTCTGCTTCGGTGATGTCGCCTCGCTGCTGTGCGGCAAGGATCTCACCGACGCCACCCGGATCAGCGTCGCCCATGCCGTACCGGCGGCGACGCGCTGCGTCGGTCATCTGCTCAGAGGCCTGCGGCGGGGTGTAATCGTCGCGGCCAGCGTCGGCGCGCCCAAAGACATGGCGGCCCAACTGCATCCAGTTGCCGCCCGCACGCTCCGCGCCCCACGCAGGTTTTGAGATATCAGGGTTGTAGAAATGCGTCGCACCCCCTGTGGGGTCGGCGTAGTCTCCGGTCAGGACAGCGTCGGCAATTGCGTAGTCTTCCTCGCCGGGGTCGATTTCGTTAAAATCAACGCCTTGCTCGCCACCTGCGTAACCCGTGACAGAGTTTAAAGGGGAGAACTGCCCCGGCTTCATCATCACTTCGCGAATACTGTCACCATAGCCGCGACTGGCAGCGCGGTTCCGTATCACAGATCCGACGGCAAGCTTGCCCATTGGGCCTTCGGAACCCGCCTCCGCCCGCAGCAAGCGGGCCAGAAGTTCGCGATCTGAAAGTTCCTTGACCATCAGGGCCTCTTGTCCATCATGGGGTTGTAGACCCCCAACTGGTTCATGCCCTGATAGTTGTAGTTGTTTCGCAAGCTGTCAAACTCTTCGCGCGACAAATAGTTCGACATGTCCGGCTGCATTTCCTCAACAGGGGTGTTTGGCACAAGATCCGCAGGCGACATAACCTGCCGTTCCGGAATCGAAGCCAGCCGTGCTTGGGCCGCGGCCATTGGGTCATACAGCTGCTCTGGAGTAAACTGCTGCCCCGGCTGCATACCCTGCGTCGGCGCATACAGGTTCGTGGCCTGCTGCATGGGCATATACTGGCCAATGCCCGAGGTTGTATCAGCTGATTGCGTGGGCGCTGGCACACTGCCAACCCCCGGCTGCTGCCCGCCCGCAAACATTCCGCCGATACCCTCGGCCACCTGTCCGTAATTTCCACCGCCACCGCACATGGTTATTCTCCTGTTATCTGTTAAACGCGGCTGCTAGAACAGGGTTAACGATGGCGCCGACGCCGAAATTTGAGGAATCATAGTCATAAGACATGTCCTCCTCCCGCTCAGCCTCTTCCATCGCCGCCAGCGATTCAGGCGTGTAATCACCCAAGGGCCGAGCTTCGGTGCCCGACTGATAGCTGTCCAAGAACTGCACGGCCGAGGTCCGCGGATCATAGGCCGCCTCAAACGACTCGATAGCCGCCATCGGCGCGCTTTGGCCCATGGGCCGAGCTGCACGCTGCCCAATGTACTGTCCAATGCCGCTGTCAAAAGCTGAAGCCGGCGCAGGGGGCGGCGCCATAAACTGCGCTTCCGTCTGCCGACGCTGCGCATCCAACATCCCAGCAATGCCCGAGGCCATCTGACCATAGGTCTGCCCGATAGACAGCAGCGATTGCGCCTGCTCTTGGTAATTGGGCCGCCCTATTGGAACATTGCCGATGTCCATACCGGGACCGGGAGGGCCCCTGTACGTATCAACCGGAGCTGCCGGAGCTGAATCACCACCGCCACCACACATGGCACTTCCTTTCAATCATTCTCGCGCAGTCTACAGCAGGTTTGCCCGTCAGTAAAGGTAGCGGCGGATGTCCTCTTCCAACAGCTCCTGCGTGAACTGCGCGACGGCATAGCACTTGGTCCGAGTTTTTGGCAGCTCCCCCGAACTCAGCAGCCGGAACAGCCCGAGATCCAAGGCCACAAAGCAGTAGACATCCGCACCTCCAGAGCCTGCGTTGTAAATCTGAAACGTGTAGCGAGGTGTGCGGTTTTCTTTGTAC